CTGCTGCATTAGTTACTTTAATTTTTAAAACTTTTTCTAAATGAAACTACTACTTAAAAGAATACACAAAACCGATATTTCAACAATAGGTGAATTATACATTGATGGTGTTTTTCAATGCTACACACTTGAAGATATTGAAAGAGATGTAAAAATAAAATCAGAAACTGCAATACCAAAAGGTAAATACAAAGTTATGATTACACTTTCAAACCGTTTTAAAAAATATATGCCTTTGCTTTTAAATGTGCCTAATTTTGAAGGTGTACGTATTCACTCAGGAAATACAAACCACGATACGGAAGGTTGCATTTTAGTAGGTCAAACACGTTCTAAAGATTTTATAGGCCAATCAAGAAAAGCATTTGATAAACTATTTAAAAAATTAGAAACTGCTAAAGAAATTACAATAGAAATAGTATGAAATATTTAATAATTTTTAGTTTGTTATTAGTTTCTTGTGGTTCAAGAAAAGTACAAGTAAACACTACAGAAATTAAAAAAGATTCAAGTGTAAATACAACTCAAATTGATAGTAGTAAATCTATTAAAACTACAGATGATTCTACTAATATTAATATTGATACTGAAGAAACTGAAATATCTATTACACCGTTAGATTCTACCAAAGAAATTAAAGTAAATGGTAAAACTTATTTTAATGTTAAATTAAGCATTAAAAGACGTAAAGATAATAGTTTATATAGAAATAATAATAAAGTGTCTCAGATTCAATTAAAACACCAAATAAAGCACACTGAGGCTAAAAGTTCTACTAAACAAAACACTAAAGTTAAAAATATAGACAGAAAAGAAAGTATTTTAAACTATTGGTGGATTTTATTAATTCTAATTATAATTTATTCTGCATACAAATGGCAAAGCAAACTTCGTTTATTGTAAAAATTGAAAAGAATATTTCAAGACCAAATATTCACGCTAAATCTAAAAGTTCACAATTAAAAACTTCTAAGAACTATAAAAAGAAATATGCAGGTCAAGGAAGGTAAAATTTCTTTTCTAGTATATATTATAATATTATATTAATATATTATATTTTTTTTTAATAATATATTATGTATATATTAAATATTATTAGTTATATTTATTAAAAATATATTATGGCTAAGAAATTAAGCAGAAAATCATTGGTTTTAAAATTAGATCTAGTTTTTAGTCAATACATTCGTCAACGTTACGCTAAAGATGGAATTGCTGAATGCATTACGTGTGGTAAAAAAGATGAATGGAAAAAGCTTCAAGCCGGACATTTCATGAGTAGAAGGCATTACTATACTAGATGGGATGAAGATAATGTTCATGTTCAGTGTTATAGTTGTAATATTATGCAACAAGGACAACAATATTTATTTTCTAAATACTTAGGAGAAGAATTGTCAATAACTTTATTGAATAAGTCTAGAGAAATAGCTAAATTTGCTGATGTAGATTTGCTCGAAAAAATAGAATACTATAAAAGTAAAATATAATTTGTCTGTTCTTTGTTATTTCTTTGAAAATCGGGTAGTGTAAAAGCTACCCTTTTTTTTACTTAAAAGTTAAAGTTTTGTTAAAAAAAATTAGTATATACTTTTTTAATATACATTTGCTCTATCAAACAATAACAAATAACAAATTATGAAAACATTTTTTAAAAACTTTATTCAGAAGGCCGAGTACCAATACACATTTTGCTTTATAGCAGCAATGTATTTTTTATTACAAATAATTTTTAGATACTAATGAAAGATTTAATAGATTACCAAAGATTTCAAATTGAAGCATTACAAAGAAATGTTTGCAAAATCAATAGTTTACTATCACAGTTAGAAACTTACTGCTTTGAATTAGCAGCTGATGATTGCCCAACAGATTACAAAAGAATAATTAAACAACAGATTTATCAATTAAAACAAGAACAAAATGACTAAATTAACTTTAGCTGAAAAGCTATCAAAAATTCAAGTGGAGTTTAAATCGAATAAAAGTAGATTTAATTCATTTGGTAAATATAACTTTAGAAGTGCTGAAGATATATTAGAAGGTTTAAAACCATTTAACGAAAAGTACGGTGTTTACTTTACTATTCGTGAAGAAGTAAGTGTAATATTTGAAACTACACCAATTATTGTTTCTACTGCTACTATTCACGATAACAACGAAATTAACGAAATAGAAGCTACTGCAATTGTAGGTGTAGATTTACAACAAAAAGGAATGCAAGTTCCGCAGCAGTTTGGTTCTGCTTCATCTTATGGTAAAAAGTATGCATTAGGCAACCTGTTACTAATTGACGATACACAAGATGCTGATGCTACTAATTCACACGGAAAAGAAGTTGGTGCAAAAAACGCTACAACTGCTACAGAAGAAAAGTGGTTAAACAAAAATACACCTGAATTTAATCAAGCTATTGAATATTTAAAAAAAGGTGGTAATATTGCAACGATAGAAAATAAATATAAATTAGCAAAATCAGTAAAAGAAGAACTTTTAAAAATCAAGTAAATATGAGTACATTAATTAATTTTAGTTTAAGGGTAGATAAACTACCAAAAGAAAAATTTGTAATTGGTAAAGATGGTGCAGTATATTATAACGGCACAATTTCAATTAGTGATGAAACAAACCAATGGGGACAAAATGTTTCTATAACTGATTCACAAACACAAGAAGAACGTGAAGCTAAAAAAGCTAAAAACTATCTTGGAAATGGTAAAGTAGTTTGGACTGATGGTAAAGTAACAACTGCTACAAAGCAAGAAGTAAAAGCTACAGGTAAATTAAATGGTGATATGGCACAGCAATTTAACGCAAGCCAAAACGATGATAATGATTTACCATTTTAGATTTAATAGGGGTGTAAAAGCCCCTTTTTTAATAAAGACAAATGACGATAGACAAAGACGCACACAGATTAATAATGCAATTGTATGAAGAAGAATGTTACATAAACCCTTTAGAAAAAATAGATTATCCGTTACCTGCTATTTCATTTGGAACTAAACAATTTGAAACAAAAGATGGTGTAATTGAATATCCTATTCCTGTAGGAACTTATGGTAACTTTAGCTTTGTACAAGCACCACCTAAAAGCAAAAAAACATTTTTTATTAGTTTATTATCAGCAGTATATTTAAACGATGAAATAAACGGAATATCAGGTGATTTAAAAGGTTTTAGACAAAATAAACATTTAATTCATTTTGATACTGAGCAAGGAAACTTTCATGCTTCTTTAGTTTTTAAAAGACCTATGGAAATGAGTGGTAATAAAATAGAAAACTATCACACTTACGCATTAAGGCAATTAAGCGCAAAATGTAGAATAGATTTTATAGAATATTGCCTTTATGAAAAGTTAGAAGGTAAAGAAATAGGTTTAGTAATTATAGATGGTATTGCAGATTTATGTTCAGATGTAAACAACATAGAAGAATCTAATTTAGTAGTGCAGAAACTAATGAAATGGACAAAAGAATTACACTGCCACATAGTAACTGTTATTCACTCAAACTTTGGAACTGATAAACCTACAGGGCATTTAGGTTCAGCATTAGAAAAAAAAGCAGAAACACAGATTCAATTAGAACTAAACACAGTCAATAAAGAATTAGTAACCGTGTCGTGTAAAAGAAGTAGAAACACAAGTTTTGAAAACTTTAGTTTTAAAGTAAACAAAGCAGGTTTACCACAAGTAGAAGGTAATTTATACGATATATTAAAAGGAGTATTTTAAGATGCAAATAGAAAACAAAATTCAGGAACTAAAAACAGAAGCAGCACGTATGGAATTACATTGGTGTGATAATTGTGAAATGCTGCATTACTTTAGAACATTACAGGTTGATTTACATTTAATTGAAAGATTGTGTAATACAGAATCTAAATTTGATTACATTGCGCTCGAAGAAGTAATTACCGGATTGCAAGATAAAGATGAAACACTAACTGATATAACCGTTAACTTTCAAATTAAACCGATACAACGTGAACGAAAAGAAGCACGTATAACCGCTAAAATGTTTTAATTATGATTTTATTTCTTGTTTGCTTTTGCTTAATTTGTTTAATAGTATTTCAGTTTGTAGACTGCGAAATTATTATAACTCCAATTAAAGGTGTAATGCTTGGTGCATTATATAATGATGATGATTTTGAAGATGAAGTAGAACATACTATACAAGTGCTTTTATTTGTAATTTCATTTTCTTTCGTATGGACAACAAATGGCTCAACCAAGTAGCACAGCACCACAATGAATGGATTAAGATAATTAATTCGTTTGGTGAATATGACTATGCAGAAGATATTGTACAAGAAACTTATATTGCTTTGTACAAGTATGCAGATGCTACAAAGATTATAGATGCCTCAGGCAATGTAAGGAAAGGTTATGTGTTTTTTACTTTAAAAAGTTTATTCTTTCAGTACTATAACAAAAAAATGAAAATAAATAAAGTTTCTATAGATGAACAGTTTACTTTGTTTGATGATTCTAATTTAGATGAACACAATGCTTATAATGATATTTGTTTGCTAATAGATAAAGAAATAAAAAATTGGCATTGGTACGATGAAAAACTATTTAAACTTTATAGAGATTCTGATATGTCGATGCGTGATATAGCAAAAGAAACAAACATAAGTTTAATTTCAATTTTTAATTCAATAAAAAACTATAAAGAAATATTAAATACTAAATTCAATAAAGATTATCAGGATTACATTAATAACGATTATAACGGAATTTACTAAAACTAAAAATTATGGCACGTAGAAAAAAAGCAGCAGGTTTAGGTGATACAATAGAACAAATCACAGAAGCAACAGGAATTAAAGCAGTAGTAGAAAAGTTTAGCAAAGCTACCGGTGTAGATTGTGGATGCGACAAAAGAAAAGAAGTTTTAAATAAATTATTTCCATATCACAAACCAAATTGTTTAAACGAAGAAGATTATAACTATTTAACTAATTTCTTTATCGTTGTTAAAGACCAATTAACAGTTAATCAGCAGTACAAGTTAATAGATATTTATTATAGAATTTTTAATAAAAAAATAGAAAATTCAAATTGTGGTTCTTGTTGGAGAGATAGAATAGCTGAAATCAAAAAAGTCTATAACGAATATGAAAATTAAAATGAAAGAAAATCCAATACAATTAGAATACCTAAAATCAGTTTTACTATCGCAGTTATTACTTGAATCAAATGAAAATTTATTCTTTACAAAGCAATATAAGCAACAGATAAAACACAAAATAAATTCTTTAAACAAAGATTTAGAAGAAGTGGTTAGAACAGAGTACGCGACGATTTATAAAACTGATGCAGAAATGACTACAAATATTTTAAATGCAATAGATGATATTATAAGCAAATTGCAAACTTCTACTATAGATGAACTTGTAATGATAAATGCAGTAATTGATAAATACAAAGAAAACAAAGAATGGTTTGCTCAATATGCACAGGCAGAATTTTTAAGAATAAATGTTTAAAAAGCAAGATGTAAGATTTTACCCTAATTATAAAGAACTTAATGATATGAGAATTTGCCATCAAAATAATTTGGCTTATGTTGTTGTACCAACAAAAAAAAATAAATACTGGATTAGCAAGTACAGTTTAAAAGATTTATATACGGTAATTTATTTAGAAGAAAATAAGGTTAGAAAAGAATTTAGCCAATTTGAAGCTGACAAAAAGATAATGGAACTTTACACACAACACTCAAAAAGATTTAAAAAATGACACCACTTCACTACGATAACAACAAAAGTTACGATGTAATAGATTTTGTAAAAGATTATGATTTAAACTTTAATGAAGGTAACGTGATTAAATATGTAGCACGTGCAAGAAAGAAAGATAACCAAATAAAAGACTTAGAAAAAGCAATAGATTATTTAGAAAGAGAATTAACACATGCTAGAAAAGAACAAGCAAAATGGATAGAACTGAACAAATAGTATTTGAAAAATTAGAATTAGAATTTAAATTAACGCAGCTACTTAAGAAACGAGAACAACTATATTTAAAAGGTGGCAATGATGAAAAGCTAAATGATAAAATTAGAATTTTACAACAACAATTAAGAGATAAGGGTAGCAATTAGCTACCTTTTTTTTAAATGTTAAAGTTTTGTTAAAATGTATTTTATATTAACAACTTGTTTATATTTGCTTATAATTTAAAAACAAATAACAATGACAAAAACAGAAATTTTAAACGAACTACAACTGCTAACTGATTTAGCAAGTACAACACGAGATTCATTTAGTTTTAACAAACTAACTAAAATTAAAACTGAATTAGAATCTTTATGGCAAATAGAATATGCCTACTTTGAAGAAATTAAACAAGTATTGAACTACGATGAAACAATGGATGATTTAAATCAATTAAAAATAAGACAATGATATTATTATTTGATGCTGATAGCTTAATATTTGCTAGTTGTTTGAAAAGACAAGAAGATAATCCTGGTGATAAATTTTATACCAATATAGAAGAATCTATACATAAATTTGACGAGGGATTTATGAGCATTATAAATCATTTAGAAGAGTTATATGAAATAAATGAAGTATTAGTTTTTTCAGGATCAAAAGGTAATTTTAGAAAATATATATCTCCAAAATATAAAGCTAATAGAATTAATTCTGAATTGCCACCTTTATTAAATGAAATGCATGATTTCGTGAAAAATAATTATAATTCAATAATAGGTTATGGTGTTGAGACTGATGATATGGTTGCTAGGTATTGGTATAAATTATCTAATGAACATGGTAGGGAAAACGTTATGATCATTTCTTTAGACAAGGATTATAAGCAATTCCCTGCTTTGATTTATAATTATCATTATAACCATAAATGCGTATATGACATTTCTGAAGATCAAGCTATTTATAATTTTTACGAGCAAATGATCATTGGTGATGGAGCAGACAACGTACAATATTGTAAAGGTTATGGTAAAAAATACGCTGAAAAGCTATTTGTTAATTGCAAATCAAGTTACTCATATACTAAAAAGGTTTACGAATTATTTAAAAAATTACACAAAGGAAAAGCAAAACAACGTTATATTGAATGCTATAACTTGTTAAAATTAAGAACAAATTAAATTATTAAACAATGAACATTTTAGAAGAAGCAAACAGAATTATTAATTTACGTTCTGAAGAAAAAGAACGTATGTATGGACCTTTTGAAGAAGGTATGGAAAGAGCAGCTATGATAGCTTCAGGTTGCACGGGTAAAAATATAACAGCTGGTGATATGTATCTATGCCTTGTGGCTTTAAAGTTATCTAGACAGTCTTATAATCATAAAGAAGATAATCTACTTGATGCAGTAGCTTATTTAGGTAGTTTAAATAATTATAATAATAAATAGTATGAATATAGTAACATCATTATCGAATCCTCAGTATAGTTTAAATAACCATAGAGGTTTAGAAATAGTATATCTTAAGAAATTGTTTATTGAAAATAATTTAGATTTAGATATAATTGGAAAAAAAGGAAGAACAAATAAAGACATTACATTCTTTAAGGATATAACTACAAATTTAGATTCAACTGAAAATATATTTTTACAATTAGCACCAATAAATTTTTTTGGTGGAGTTTTAGATGAATACATTGTAAAGTTTATGAAAAACATTGGTAATTTAAAACATAAGAATTTTTATGTGTTAGTTAACGATCCTAGAATTAAACCTCAAAATCCAGCTGAGGTAGTTTTTAATAGATTTGGATTGTGTGAAGAATATATTGATCATTGGAATTATATATTTGAAAACGCTACTTTTTGTTTTCAAGGGAAATATTTGAATAAGTTCTTTAATGAAAATGAAAATAGAAAAATAATGAACTTAGATTTTTTTACTTACATTTTTAAAAATGACACTAAGTATTCTAGTTTTATAGATTTAGAAAACAAAGAATTTGATTTGATTTATTATGGAGATAAAAGAGGAAGTCATAGAGAAAAGAAAATAAACAAGTTTGTTGAAAGTTCTAAAAGAAATTTGTTAGTTGGATATAAGACAAACAAAATTGATTCAACTTTTATGAATAAAGTATCTCATAATGAATTAAAATCAGTTATTGATAAAAGCATTTGTAGTTTGATTATTGGAGACAAAGAACATGAAAACAATATAGCTACATTTAGATTGTATGAAACATTAGCGTCAAGTACTTTATGTGCTATAGATATAGACTATGATCCTAATAAAGAATTAATTAAAAATGAAGTTCTTAAAAATGTTTTGTATGTTAAAAATACAAATGATATTAAAAAATTATGTAGTTTATATTCAAAAGAATTAATTGATTTACAACAATTAGAATTAAAAAGAATATTTGAACAAGGCAATTACGAATTAAACATACAAACAAATGGAACTATTAAAGAACAATTTTTACTATTTTAAGTTTGCTGGTGAGATTTTACATTGTAGACTTTATGAAATAATAGAAAAAGAAGGTGAATTAATATATTGGTTCACAGATAACAAATACAAATATCCAATTAGAAAAGAAAATATATGTGGCAATTCAATACAATAACAGAAGCTTTTGAATACTATTACGAAAAAATAGATAGTCAAGTACCTCAAAAAGAAACAGGAACAAAAGCATTATACAATCAAATGTTTACTATATTAGATACATCTCAAAAAATAGTTAAATCTAATTTTAGAAATTTTAAGTTAGATTATGCTGAGAAAGAATGGGAATGGTATTTAAGTAAAGATAGAAGCGCTGTTGAAATAGCTAAAGTAGCTAAAATTTGGTACAATCACATGGATGAACGTGGTTATGTTAATTCAAACTATGGTTGGCAATGGAGTAGAAACAATCAATTAGAATATGTAATTAAAGAACTTAAGAGGGATAAATATTCTCGTCGTGCATTGATATCTATCTACGATGGTAAAGAACACTCAGAGTATTCTAAAGATACTCCTTGCACATTGTCAATTCAGTTTTACTTTACACCTGATTCAGATAAACTTCATATGACTGTTTTAATGAGAAGTAATGATTTATGGTTTGGTTTTTGCAATGATGCTTATACATTTTTAAAATTGCATGAATTAGTAAGTAAATCTTTAAATGTTCAACAAGGTTTTTATACACACTATGCTCAAAATTTACATATATATGAAAGACATTATGACAAACAAAAGTGTTAAACTTATGTTAAAATGTAAATAACTTGTAAATAAGTATATAATAATTAGTATATTTGTAAGATAAAATAAATAAAAATGGCACAAGTATTCGAAGATTTAGGATTTTTTATAGAATATCATGTTGATAATAAATATATTGGTAGTATAAGTATTATTGAAAATGATAGAGATACTATCGGTTATTATAGTAGAATAGAAAGTATAGCTACTGATGATATTAAATTTAAGAATAATAAAGTCATAAAAAAAGGAACTAAGTATGTTTCTTATGTTTATCCTATGTGTGGTAAAAAAGCTTAGTCATGTACTATTATATTTACCATATAAAAGGAGTAAAAGTAGGTTGCACTACTGATTTAAAAAAAAGAGTTGAATTAGTTCAAGGATTTAAAGACTACGAAGTATTATATAAAACTAGAGATATATTAAATGCTTCAATAGCTGAGTTATATTATCAAAACATATTCAAATACAAATTAGATAAAAATTCATATTTAAAATTAACACAAAAAAAAATGCTACACATCACTGAAAGAACAATTACATTTAGAAATACTAATGATAGTAAGTTTATTGGATATAAATTTCCACAAATAATAGAGTTACTTGATGGAACTCATATTGAATTAAATGATCAAACAATAGAATGGATATTAAATAACAATAGTGAATCACATCGAAATAAAGAAAGATTTGTTTATATACAAGCTTTATTGAATTACGTGAATTCAAGTAAAACAAATGAATTAGATATATTTAAGAACATAAGAGAATGGGCATCTAATAAAGGTATATTTGAAAAAGGCGATGTTAAAACTCAGTACATTAAATTACAAGAAGAAGCTGGTGAATTAGCTAAAGCATTATTAACTAATGATAAAGAAGAGATTATAGATGCTATTGGAGATTGTGTAGTTGTGTTGACTAATTTATCTAAGTTAGCTGGTTATAATATTGAAGACTGTATTTTGTCTGCTTATAATGTTATTTCTAAACGCACTGGCAAAATGGAAAACGGAACATTTAAAAAAGATTAATGAAAGAAATTACTGCTGAACATTATAACCTTGCGATATACGAATACGAACAAGGAATGAGTTTAGAAGAACTACGTGAAGTTATAAAACACTACGAAGATTTACAACTATTTGAAGTTTGTCAGGGTGTACATTTAGCAGTAGAAGTAATTAGATTTCACATCTTATTTGATGAAGCAAAAAAGCAAGAAATAAAAACAAAGAAATTAAAATGGAAATAAACGATAAAATAAAAGAATTAGTATTACAACAAACTAACATAAATGTAGATGATACTACACGTACACGTGAGCAGGTAGAAGCACGTAGTTTATATTACACACTAATAAAAGAAATAACACCTAAAACAACTTTAAAACAAATAGGTAAATCAGTAAATAAGAATCACGCTACAGTTATACACGGTTTAAATCAATGGGATATGCTTGTAAGATACAACCCAACACTAAATAAGTACAAGGAACGCATTTTAAAGATGTTTGACAAACAAATAGATTCAACTGACATAGATTTACTGCGCAAACAAATTAACCGCTTACAAGGCGAATTAATAGATTTGCAAATAGAGAATGAAAGATTAAAGAAACAGTTACTATTGGATGAGCAAGCAACAATACAAAATATTAAAATATTATTGCATAGATTTGAAGGCACAGAACACCACGAATTGTTTTTGTTTAGATTAAACCAATTAGTAGATATAAATAGCAAAAGAAAGATATGAGTACATCAAAAGAAAGAGCAGAACTACTACATAAGAAATACACTAAAGA